TTGTTTAGTTGACATGAAATTTAAAGGCGTTAGAATTGATGTCCAAAAAGCAGAGCAGTTTGGTAAGTTTCTAGAAAGAAGAAGAGATAATTTAGTTAAAATAATAAAAGCAAGAACAGGTATCGATGTAGAGATATGGGCAGCAGCATCAATAAAAAATTTATTAGATCAACAAAAGATTACAGACTATAAAAAGACTCCTAAATCTGGAATGCCACAACTTCCAAAGAATTATTTAGTAACACACAAGAATAGATTTTTAAGAATGATAGC